GTCCTTGTCGGACCCCTTTTACAGCTTGATTGCTGTATTGGCTTTCGCCTACCTTTTGTCGGAAAGATTGAGGAAACCGTGGCAATTTCTAGGTCTCGTAGTCGTGATAACCGTTACATGATTTCTGGAACATACCAGAATCTTAGTATCGGCTCGACGACTACGCGATCGAAAAGCACGGGGCTCAATGGAACATGTAACGACGTTATTGGGAACTTTCCAAATCCCAATGGGCTGGAAATCATCCAGCTTAGTCGGAACTATCCAGGGCTAACGGGAGAGCGTATTAACGCTATTACAGGTGTGGTTGAGAGAAGATTTAATACCTTCCCTTTGAACTACACACCTGGCCCGTTCGACCCACGCGCAAAGTTTCCAGCACTTACCACGCTGGGCAAAAGCAATTACGCGTGGAGGATCTTATCTGAAGGCAATCCATCGGCACCAGACATGAGTCTGCCAACGATGATTGCTGAATTAAAGGATCTACCTCAGATGATGCGGACCTGGTATCGCGTACTGCTTAATTTCCAAAAGGATGCTAGGTGGATACGAAGAGTAGTGACCTGGCGGGAGAATTACCGAACTGGTAAACCTGTTCCAGAGTACATCAGTAAAATCGATAGTAAGATTTTACCGAACTTTTTGCATCACCTTGCAAACCTTGCGGAGGCAGTTGCGAATGGTCATCTCACTTGGAGATGGGCGATAAAGCCCCTCATCAAGGACATTTCGCTAATGTGTGACTTCTCTTACCTCGTATCAAAGAGGTTTGCGGAGTTACGCAAGTTGCAGAATGGCCAAACAATCCGAAGGAGGATACGCCTCGCCGAGAACTACGAATATGTGAATACGCCTAATCAGTTTTTCCATTCTGAAGGGGCGATTATTCGTGGTACGCGTCACGTGGCATACCAAGAAAAGGTATGGGGCACGGTAAAATATAAATTACCGGGCGGAAAATTGTTTCCTTATGACAATCGAGAGCTTTTGCTTAAAGCTCGGAGATTAGTCTACGGGATAACAACCCACGAGACTTTGGCGACAGCCTGGGAGCTTATGCCCTGGAGCTGGTTTGCGGATTGGTTTCTGGGTATTGGAACGGTCATTAAGGCCACTAACAATACCTTGGGATTAGTCCACAGCGATTGCTGTCTGATGCGGTCCACTCTTAGTGAAACTGCTATCAGCATCAATCCGGCGCTATCTGATTCATGGCCGAAGTTGTTAAGCGACTTCCATGAGTCCTATAGTAGGAAGGAACGGTTTATCGTTGCTCCTATTATCCCCTTTGCTCCGACGTACCTGCCAGTATTAACTGGTAAGGCCCTGTCGATTCTGACCTCTCTTGCGGTACTACGTGAGAACCCGGTCAAATATTTGAAAGACCTGGGTCCTTACACGTTAAAGTATCGTCGGCCTAAAAGCTGACTAGCTTTAGAGAGGTCACAGCAAGTGACAATTTCATCTCCGATTACCATTACCGTTAATGGGAATGCCAAAGTTCTTAACAAGGTTAAGTTCGATGGCTACGCGTCCGAGTACTCCTTAACGGAGACTTTGACTCGTTACACTCTCAAGATTCGTCACGGCCAGTTAAAGCCTACTAAGGACGGTCTTGTTTACGACAACCACAACGTCGAATTTACAAAGACGACGTTGGCGGTGCCGGGTGTATCGCCCGCTTTGGATGAAGTGATTTACTTCACGATGAAGCGGCTACCCACTGTCACAGACGTGGATTGTCCGGCGGGGCTGTTTGCATTGGCAACAGCTGCGACGAATCAATTCATTAAGGACTTGTTGCAAAACCAGTCCTAGTCTGAGGTAATGCGGTCAGATCAGATCACTCGTTGAATAGTCTGGGAGAACCCCTACTATGGAAGAGCAACGCGACGCTGACAGCATCGTAGAAGTGTACACAAACGTCTTCCGTGACGTCGTACGCTTCGTTCCGCAATGGGATACACATGAGAGAGATCTCGCGTATATCCGCCGTTCCGCGCGCGAGCGCGGCATTCAATTCTTCGTAATTGAACTCCCTTCACTCGGTAAGCTGCTCGATCGAGCTCTTGCTGAGGGACAGTTTCCTCCCTCTGGTATTCCGCATACATATGCGAAACGCCATGGAAGCAACTTCATCCCAGTTTTTATGGGTGGGTTGTATGAACTGATCTTTGGTGATGAC